CACACGGACTACCTCACGGTGCAGAGCGCGATGCCGGACCTCTCGGGCAAGGAGAAGCCTTGAGTGGGGCTCGCATCCCGGCTGTCACGTCACGAGCGCCAGCGCCGCGTGATGCGGAAGATCCGCGAGCAGCGGACGCTGCCACGCCGGGAGAGCGACCCGGGATCGCTGCTCGAGTACATCCCGCGGCTGAGCCCGCAGATGCGCCGGCCCGATCACCTGGCGGGGCTCGCGGCATCCTTCGAGCGAGGCCTGCACGCACCCGGCAGCGTGCGGGACTGCTGGTCGGTGGCGGTCCGCTTCGGGAAGACGACCCTCGTCCATCACGCGGTGCCGTGGATCCTCGACCACGATCCGACCCGCAAGATCCTCTACGTCTCATACGCGCACGGCTTCGCAGCGAAGCAGACGGGGCGCATGAAGGAGCTCGCGCAGCGCGCCGGGATCCTCCTGCGCGGTCGACGCCGCGACGAGTGGACGACGAAGGCCGGCGGGCTCGTGAAGGCTGCGGGCATCGGTGGCCAGCTCACGGGCGAGGGGTTCACCGACATCATCCTCGACGACCCGCACAAGAACCGCGCCGAGGTCGAGTCGCGCGTGATCCGCGAGGGCGTGGTCGAGGCGTTCTTCAACGACGTCTACACGCGGCGCGATCCACGCGGCACGAACATCTGGATCGTTCACGCGAGGTGGCACGTGAATGACCTGATGGGCGTCGTCACGCGCATGGAGAGCAACCCCTTCGCGCACAACAACCTGCCCGCGCTCGAGGGCGGCGAATCGCTCGCGCCCTGGCTCTTCGATGCGCCGCAGCTCCGCGAGCTCGAGGCGACGCTCGGGCCGTACGTCTTCAGCTCGCTCTACCAGGGCCGGCCGCGCCCGCGCGGCGGCACGCTCTTCGTCGAGCCCACGCTGACCGCGCTCACGACGCCGGCGAACTACCGGCTCGCGATCGGCCTCGACCTCGCGCGGAGCTCGTCGACGCGGGCGGACCACAACGCGGCCGTGGTCATGCGGAAGGATCTCGACCGCGGATACCACGACATCCTCGAGGCGGTCCGTGCGCGCGGCACCGTCACCGACCGGATGCGCGGCGACGAGCTCGTCGACGAGGGCTTCCTCAGGCTGCTCGTCCGCGTCGTCCGCACGTGCCCCGACGCGGCTCTGTGCATGTACGCGGCCGAGGTCGAGATGGGCTTCGTCGCACTGCTCGAGCGCGAGCTCTCCGCGGCGCTCGGCTACGACGTGGTGATTCACGCGATGCCGATCGCGGGCGACAAGTACATGCGGGCGCAGCCCTACGCCGCGAGCTGGAACCGAGGGCTCGTGCGGATCCCCGGGCGCGCATCGGTCGCCGACGGGCAGCGCGAGGAAGACCGGCAGCGCGACGGGTGGCAGAGCGCGCTCGTCGGCGAGCACGTCGACTTCACCGGCGTGAAGGGGGACGAAGACGACCAGGTCGACGCGGCCGTAGCCGCGCACGACTTCTTGAACCAGGAACAGGGGACCAGCCTCGAAGAGGCGATGGCGGCGGTGAGGAGGGTGCACTGATGCAGCTGATGAGCTTGGCGGAGTCGATCGCGCAGATCGTGCGCACGGACGGCTGGCAGAACGTGGTCCTCGGCCTCGGCGGCACGAAGGATCCGAGCGCGTACACGACCTTCGCGAGCCGCGGGTTCCTGAACGAGGAGCTGCTCGAGGCGCTGTACATCGAGGACCACTTCGCCGCGCGCATCCTCGAAGCCGTGGTCGAGGAGGCGCTCCGGCCGGGGTGGCAGCTCACGTTCAGCGGCAAGGCCGACGAGGTCGCCGAAGCGAAGGCGCTCTACGACGCGGCCGAGGACGAGCTCGCCGTGACCGCCGAGCTCGCGCAGGGCGCGGTGTGGGGCCGACTCTTCGGGGGCGCGCTCACCTGGATCGGTGCCGACGACGGCAGGGCGCCGTACCTCGAGCTGAACGAGGACCGCATCGAGGCGGTCCGGTTCTTCCACACGTTCGATAAGCGCGACGTCCAGGTGTGGCGGTACTACAGCGACCCCGCGCATCCGAAGTTCATGACGCCCGAGATCTACCGCGTGCAGCCGCTCACCATGACGGGCATGGGCGGGGCGAGCTCGGCGGCACCGATCCTCACCGGCGGCATCTTCATCCACGAGACGCGCTGCGTCCGTTGGGGTGGCGTACCGACGACCGATCGGCGCAAGCAGTTCCTGAGCGGCTGGGACGACTCGGTGCTCGAGCGCTGCTGGGATGCGCTGCACCAGGTCGCCGAGGACTACGGCGCGAAGACGATGCTGCTCGGGCGCATCTCGCAGGCGATCTACAAGTTCAAGAACCTCTACGCGATGATGGCGGGCAAGCAGAAAGAGGTCCTGCAGGCGCGCCTCGAGCTGCTCGAGCGCACGCGGTCCCGGGCTCGCGCGATCCCGCTCGACCTCGAGGAGGACTTCGTCAACGTCACGCAGCCGGTGAGCGGCATCGACACGCTCATCGACAAGGCACTGCTCCGGCTCGCGGCCGCGGCGAAGATGCCCGTCGCGAAGCTGCTCGGCCAACCGCTCTCGAGCATCGAGGGCACGAACGAGGGCGACCTCGAGGTGTGGACGCAGGCGGTCGAGACGTGGCGCAAGCTCGAGCTCAAGCCACGGCACGAACGGATCGCGCAGCTCATCCTCCGGTCGAAGAGCGGGCCGACCGCGGGCGTCGAGCCCGAGCAGTGGCGGATCCAGTACGGGCCCCTCCGTGAGCCGACGCGGAAGGAGCTCGCCGAGGTGCGCAAGCTCGAGGTCGAGGCCGACGCGATCCGCATCGACAAGGGGATCACGACTGCGGAGGCGATCGCGCTCGCGCGGCACTCGCCCTCGGCAGCTGGCGAGACCGACCTGGTGCTCGACGAGGCCGAGCTCAAGGGGAACCTCGAGCGCAGGAAGCAGCTCGCGAATCAACCGCCGAAGGACAACGCCGAGCTCGGCACCGTCGGCGCGCGGAGCGGCGCGGCGATCGAGATCGTCGTCAAGGTCGCGCTCCGGCAGATCCCGCGGGAGAGCGGCAAGGCGCTCCTCGTCGAGATGTTTCGGGTCCCCGAGGACGTTGCCGACAGGATACTCGGGCCCGAGGGATTCACGCCGGCGACGGTGCTGCCGGGCACGCCCGGCCCCGATCCTGCGCCGGCGAGGGGCTCTGGCGCGGGCGCTCCGCAGGGGCTGCCCGGCTTCAACGCCGGCGGCGATCCGGGTGGCGGGGAGTGATCGACATGGCTGACCGCCGCGCACCCCTCGTCGAGGTCCTCAGCGTGCGGCTCGATGAGGAGCTGGTCGAGGAGCTCGACGCAGAGGCCGCGAAGCGCGAGTCCACGTCGGGCGTGCGGATCTCGCGTGCAGCCCTCGCGCGCATCGCGATCCGCGTGGGCCTCGGGACGATGCGGAACGGCGGCCACGAGTAGCGGCCCAACGCGCGCACGCGCGTAACCGATCGCGCGCCGCGAGTCCACGTAATCAATGAATACGGTCCGTATTCAATGATTACGTTGCCCGCCCCCCGACGAGCCGCTCATGGTCCATCCCGTGAGCGAGGCGCGCTTCGACAAGGCGGACATCCCGGCGCACTGGACGCCGGCGGTCCGCGTCGACGTCGGCCGGCTCCGGAAGGTCGAGCGCACGCCCTCAGGCGGCGTCCGAGTCCCGGGCGCGATCGCGAGGACGGGCGTCCTCGAGTACCTCCGCGCCGACGGGACCCGCGTGCTCGAGTACGTGCCGCCCGACGAGGTCCGCCGCCTCGAGTCCCTCGCGACGCTCCGGGACGCCGTCGTCACCGTCGCCCACCCGGACGGCGGGACCCGCATGGTGAGCCCCGCGACCTACCGGCAGGACTCGGTCGGTCACGTCTCCGGCGACCCCAGCTTCGACGGCGAGCACGTCGTCGCGGCGCTGGCGATCCTCGACGCCGACGCGATCGGGCGCATCGACGCCGGCGAGCTCGTCGAGCTCAGCGCCGGGTACCGCTGTCTGATCGACCCGACGCCGGGCATGTCGCCCGAGGGCCACCGCTACGACCAGGTGCAGCGGCACCGCGAGTACAACCACGTCGCGCTGCTGCCCCGCGGCGGCGGCCGCGCCGGTGAGACCGTCTCCCTTCGGCTCGACGGCGAGGACCAGGACGCCGCGGTGCAGGTGCGCACGGCCGACCCGCAGACCCCGCCGGCGAGGCCGGCCCCAGCCGAGAGGATCGACGCGATGGAGACCGAGAGGATCGACGGCATCGACTACAAGGTCGGATCCCCCGAGTGGCGCCAGGCGATCGCCCGCATGCGCACGCGCGCGGACGAGGAGATGGCCGAGCTCGAGGAGGAGAAGAAGAAGACCGACGGCGACATCGAGGCGCTCAAGGCCGAGCGCGACGACATGAAGAAGAAGCTCGACGAGCTCGAGAAGAAGCTCGCCGAGATGGAGGACCCGGAGCGGACCGACGCCCTCGTCGCGAAGCGCCTCGACCTCTTCGAGCGCGCCCGCGCGATCCTCGGCCTCGAGGCCAAGCTCGACGGCAAGAAGGAGCTCGACATCATGCGCGAGACGCTCGCGAAGGACGATCCCGAGCTGAAGCTCGAGGGCCGGTCCGACGAGTACGTCCGCGTGCGCTTCGAGCTCGCGACCGACCGCGCGCGCAAGGAGCGCTCGGGGTCCTCGCCGATCACCGAGGCGCGCCGCGATGCGTTCGCGCCGCCGCCCGCGGCTCCGGCCAACGGCGGGGCGTACCAGTCCCCCCACTGCGCGGGCCGCGAGCCGCCCGTCGACATCTCCCGCCGCTACCAGCGGCAGTAGGCCAGCCCTCACGAGGAGCATCGGATGCAGAGCACGTACACGCAGGACCCCGCAGTCGCCTTCCCCGGCCAGCCGGCGGACACGGGGTTCAAGGACGACATCTCGACGGTCGTCGAGGAAGCGACCGGCATCGCCCCCGGACTCGGCGTCGTGCGCGGCACGGCGGACGGGCAGGCGGCGCTGCCGGCGGCGGACTTCGAGGACAGCGCCTTCCTCGGCGTCTCGGTGCGCACGCACAAGGCTCGCGCCGACGGCGCCGTCGCGGACAACGAGAACTACGAGGACAAGGCCTCCATGCCGGTGCGCCGCCGCGGCCGCATCTGGGTCGTCGTCGAGGACGCCTTCACCGCTGGCGCTGCTGTCTTCGTTCGCCACACGGCGGGCGGCGCAGGCGAGGTGCCGGGCAACTTCCGCACGGACGACGACACCGCAGCGGCCTCGGACATCACCGGCGCGCGATTCGTCACGAGCGGCGACGCTGGCGCGCTCGGCCTCATCGAGCTGAACCTCCCCTGATCCGCTGAGCGAAACGGAGACGTCATGGATCCCCGACTACTCGTGAACCAGCAGCACCTCGAGCGCATCGACGGCGTCGCGCACGTCTTCGGCTCGCGCGAGCACCACGACGCGATCGAGCGCGCGATCGAGCGCCGCCGGCTCATCCTGGCGAGCAGCCCGATCGGCCAGCGCCTCGACGCGAACCAGACCGCGTTCCTCGCGCGGGATCTCACGTACGTCTCGCGCGACGTGCAGAAGGTGCTCTACGACAAGCTGCGCGCGTCGGAGTTCGTCCCGATCAAGAGCGAGGTGCCGCGCGGAGCGCAGACCTGGGTCTATCGGCAGATGGACATCCGAGGCGAGGCTCGCTCGGGGGCCCACCTCCACGCGGACGACGCGCCGAGCGCGGACGTGAGCATCGAGGAGTTCCCGTTCCCCGTGTCGCACGTGACGGCCTCGTACCAGTACACGCTGGACGAGCTCGAGGCCGCGGCGTTCGCCGGCATCCCTCTCTCGCGCGACAAGGCGAACGCCTGCGCCGAGATCATCGCGCGCAAGCTCGACAAGCTCATGCGCGTCGGTGACAGCGCGCTCGGCATGACCGGGTTCCTGAACAACCCGAACGTGCCCGTCGTCACGCTCACGAACGGCGAGTGGCTCACCGCGACCGAGGCGGAGATCATCGCCGACTTCTTCCAGGTCGAGCAGGCGGTGATCGCGCAGAGCCGCGACAACCACGAGGCGAAGCGACTCCTCCTCCCGACCGCCTACGAGGGCCGGCTCGCGAGCCTGGTCCGCGGCGACGGGGACCTCACGGTCAAGAAGTTCCTCCTCACGAACGCGCGCTCGACGAAGAGCATCGAGCGCTGGGTCGCCCTCGACGACGCGACCGGCGCCGACGTCGGTGTGGCGGACCCGCCCGAGGGCGTCTCGTACGACCCGAACCCGGACTTCGTCTTCGCCGAGGTGCCGGTTCCGTACGAGGAGCTTCCCCCGCAGGCACGGAACTACGGCTGGGTCGTGCCGGCCCGCGCGGTCTTCGGCGGCGTGACCTTCAAGCGGCCCCTCTCGGCGGCGTACGTCGAGAACCTCGACTGATCGGAGACGACCATGGCGACCATCACCAACCCGACCATCCGCCTCTTCCACCTCCCCGCGAGGTCGAAGGGCGACGAGACCTTCGGCGCCGGCGTCATGCTCCTGCCGGGCGGCGCCGCCGAGGTCCCGGACTGGTACCTCGGCGCGCTGCTCAAGGAGACGAACCGCGCAGGCAAGCCGACGGGCTGGGCGCTGCGCATCGAGAAGACCGAGAGCGGCGCGCGCGTGCAGAGCCCGGGGGGCGCAGCCGGCGCCTTCGAGCAGCGCATCAAGGCAGCGCGCGCGGAGAAGGCCAAGGCCGAGCGCGAAGCGAAGGCGTCCGAGGATCGGGCGAAGGCCACGGAGAAGCGCCTCGAGGCGCTCGAGGCCGAGCTCGCGTCCGAGAAGCGCGAGACGAAGAAGAGCGAGAAGAGCGAGGCCAAGGAGGGCAAGGGCTCGAAGACGGGGACCTGAGCCGATGGCCCTCTCCGCCGCCACGTTCAAGGCAGCGTTCCCCGAGTTCAGCCAGCTCGGGGATCCGGTGGTCGACGCGAAGCTCGCGCAGGCGGCCCGGCAGATGGACGAGACGGTGTGGGGCGCGAAGTACGACGACGGGCAGGGACAGAAGGCAGCGCACCTGCTCGCGCTCTCACCCGAAGCACAGGAAGCCGGGCTCCGCATGGGATCCGGCGCGAACCAACGAACCGTGTACCAGGCCGAATTCGAACGCCTCGAGCAGCTCGTCGGAGGCAGCTACCGCCTGGTCCTCGACTGAGAACGGAGATCGACATGTACCGACTCACCACCCCCCTGCTCCTGCTCGCGGCCGTCCTCTTCGGCGCGAGCCCCGATGCGACCGCCGACACGACCGCGACCGACGAGATCCGACTCGACCGCACGAGCGACGACCTGCGCCCGCACGTCGAAGCTCGCGACCAGCGCGATCGCGTCGCCGAGCTCGCCGAGGTCCTCGACGCGCGCATGCTGCTCCCGAACGGCAGGCACCACATCGTGCACTGCCGACGCGCGCCGGACGGCTGCGAGACCCGCGTGCACCACTTCGCGCGGTACCTCACCGACGCCGGCGACGACCACGCGATCGACCCCTACCTGCTCGCCGCGCTCGCGGTCCGCGAGTCTGCCCTCGACCCGTCCGCCGTCTCACGCGTCGGGGCCGCCGGGATCCTGCAGCTCCACCCTCGAGGCGTCGGCCGGCACGTGCCCTTCGTCCGTGATCACCGCGTACGCACGCGCTGCCTGAGACAGCCCGGCGCCTGCCAGCGTCCGGTCGTCGACGTCGGGGCCGCACACCTATCGCGGTGGCTCACCGCGTGCGAGGGCGTCGAGGCCGCGATCGGCGGCTACGCGGCGGGCCGGTGCGGAGGCGCTCCGACGCACGCCCGGGGAGTACTCCTCGAGCTCGAGCGACTGCGAGGCCTGCGGGGCTGACCATGAGCGGGGTGCGCGACACGGACCGGGGAGCGAGCGCGCTGCTGAAGCGCCTGCGCGACCTCGACCGCAAGGGGGCGATCAAGCTCTCGGTCGGCGTGCACCCTGACGTCGGCGCGCGGCCCCACCCGTCCGGCGGCACCATCGGCGAGGTCGCCTCGTACGTCGAGCTCGGGACGAACCACCTCGCGCCGGCGGGCATGCTGCGCTCGACGATCGATCAGCAGCGGGTCACGCTCGCCGACCGCCTCGTCGAGGCCGGCGCCAACGTCCTCCGCGGCGCGACGATCGGCGAGGCCTTCGGGCCGATGGTCCGGACGCTCGTCCGCGACGTGAAGGCCCGGACGCCGGTCGACACGGCGACGGTCCGCGACTCGATCGAGGGGCGTATCGACGGGGAGAAGGTCGCGTGACGGCGCCGGACTGGGCCACGCTCGAGACCGAGCTCGCGACGCTCCTGTCGTCCCTCCTCGAGATCCCCTGCCAGTGGCGGACGCAGCCGACGAAGCTGCATCAGGGCGCGCACGCGTTCGTCGACGCGCTCGCCCCGACGGCGCTCGGCGCCGACGACGTGCGCTGGGCCGACGTCGGCGGCACGCCCGAGACGCCGGACTTCGTCCAGGCGACGGTCGTCGGGCAGCGCGAGCTCACCCTGCAGGTCTCGGTCTGGTCACCGTCGCAGTCCCTCAGCAGCTCGGCGCGGATGTACCTCGAGCGCCTGCGCACGCGGCTCCGGTGGCCCTCGACGCTCGAGGCGCTCCGCGGCCTGGGCCTCGCCCTCGTGACGACCGAGAACGTCGTCGACGTCGACCCCGTGCAGGACGGTCGCGTCCGCAGCCAGTCCACGCTGGATGTCCGCATCGCGTACGGCGCGCTCGAGGCGGACGCGCAGATCCCGTGGATCGAGGACGCACGCGTCACCGGCACCTTCACGGACGCGGCGGGTGATCCGTCGCCGTACTCGTTCGACCTCAACCCGACGGATCCGACGCCATGACCATCTCCCTCGATCGCATCGTCAACGTGAGCGTGACGCGCGCGACGCGCACCGCGTCCCGGCGCAGCTTCGCGAGCCTGATGATCGTGGCTCATCACACGGCCTGGGCGGAGCGCGTGCGCGAGTACACCGACGTCGCCGACATCCTGACCGACGGGCTCACCGAGGATCACCCGGCGTACCTCGCGGCAGTCGCCGCGCTCTCGCAGTCGCCGCGCCTGCGCTCGGTGAAGATCGGCCGGCGCGTCGGGACGCCTACGCAGACGATCGATCTGACGCCGACGGCGAACGGCGAGGGCTGGGTCCACTCGGTCACGATCGGCGGCGAAACGGCCTCGTACACGGAGCTCGCCGGCGACGACGTCAACGACATCTGCGTCGGCCTCGCCGCCGCGATCAACGCCCTCACCGTCGCCGTCACGGCGGCCGAGGATCCGGCGCCGCCAGCTGCAACGAAGATCATCGTCACGGCCGACGTCGCGGGCGACTGGTTCGCGTTCACCGACCCCGACTCGCAGCTCGCCATCTCCGACGATACGGCCGAGCCGGCGACGACGCTCGCGACCGACCTCAACGCCATCCGGGCCGAGGACGCGAACTGGTACGGGCTCGACGTCGCCGACGCGCAGAGCGAGGACCAGATCACCGCGATCGCGACGTGGGCCGAGCCTCTGCCGATCCTCTACTTCGCCTCGACGATGGACACCGACGTCGAGGGCACGCCGACGACCGATGTCCACAGCGTGCTGAAGACGGCGGAGCGCCTCCGCACGCTCCCCTGCTACAACCGAGCGGGCAGCCACTTCGCACCGTCCGCGGCGGGCATGTTCCTACCCCGCGACCCGGGCTCGGCAGACATCGAGTTCAAGGGCCTCACGGGCGTCACGCCCACCGACCTCAGCGCGACCGCCGTCGGCAACATCCTCGGGACGCCCGAGTCGCCGAGCTCGGGCAAGCGGGGGCTCGTCTACGTCGAGGCGATCCCCGCCGGCACGAACGCGGGCACGGCGATCACGAAGGGCGGCCTCACGTCCGGCGGCGAGTGGGCCGACGTCGTCATCGGTCTCGACTTCCTCGTCGCGCTCATCCAGGAGCGGCTCTTCAACGTGCGTGTCGCCGCGGCGAAGGTGCCGTTCACGCAGGGCGGCATCGACGCGTTCGCGGCCGCGGTGCGAGGAGCAGCCCGCACGTGCGCGACGGCGCCCTACAACATCCTCGACCCCGAGACGATCCTCGTCGAGGCACCCGACATCGCCGACGTCGACCCCGCCGATCGACAGGCGCGCTACCTCGACGGCGTCGTCCTCGACGCGCGCTTGCAGGGCGCGATCCGGGCCACCCGAATCCGCGTGACGGTGAGGCCGTAGCGCGCAGGAGATCGCACGATGGGAGCACCGAAGGTCTACAACGGGAACGAGGTCACCCTGCTCATCGGGGACGTCCTCATCGACTCCGGGCTCGGCGACAGCGAGTTTCTCTCGTACGAGAGCGCCGAGGACGACATCACGTCTCTCGTCGGTGCGGACGGCGAGGTCGCGATCAGCAAGACGAACAACCCGCTGGTCAACTTCGACGTCAGCGTGCTGCAGACATCGGAGGCGAACGACGTCTTCAGCGGCATGCGCCTCCTCCGGCGCGCGCCGGGCAACGCCGGCGTCGCGCCCTACACGGTCCGCGATCGCAACGGTCGCACGCTGCACGAGGGCAAGTGCTGGGTGCGCAAGTCGCCGACCGTCACGATGGCGAAGAGCGCGACGGTCCGGCAGTGGGCCTTCAGCGGCGTCGAGGACTACGGCTTCGACGGCGGGAACCTGAGCGCCTGATGTCGGAGCGCACGCGCATCTCGGTCGGCGAGGCCGTCTACGAGCTCCGCCCGTGGGGCTACAAGGACGGCAGGCGCTGGCTCTATCGGCTCGCGTCGATGGCCACAGCGGCCGGTGCCGGCACGGACGCCCAGACCGTCGCCTCGATGCTCGAGCGGCTCGGAGAGACTCACTTCGAGGAGCTCTGCGAGACGGTCGAGAAGTACACCGACGTCGTCTCGATGTCGGAGGGACGCGAGGCGGTGATGCCGCTCTCGAAGATCGCGGCGACGCACATGCCGCGCAGGCACACCGATCTCGCGATGTTGCTACGCGCGCACCTCGAGGAGGAGTACGCCGATTTTTTCGCGCGCCTCCCCGAGGTCCTGGGCCGGGGAGGCGGGAGGGCTTCGTAGAGGTCCGCATCCCGGAGGGAGTCGACTGGATGGTCCACAGGATCGCGACGAGCGAGCGCTACCACGTGAGCCCGCACGAGATCCGCACGCTGTGGACCTGGCGCGAGGTCCTCGAGTGTCACCTGCTCCTCGACGCCTTCGACAAGGCGGGGGTGTAGCGTGGGGCTTCGCGAGGTCCTCGCTGAGCTGAACGTCCAGGTGAAGGGCCTGGGCGACGTCGACGCCGCGAACGCGGAGCTCGACCGCTACGTCGCGAGCGTGACGCCGGCGGTCGCGGCGATCGAGCGACTGAAGGTGCAGCAGCAGGAGCAGTACGAGCTCGCCGGCCGGATCGGCCGCGAGATCCGCAAGCTGCAGAAGGCCGAGGGCGACCACGCGAAGCAGATCGACGAGCTCCGTGTCGCCCAGGTCCGCGCGAAGGACGCGGCACGTGAGTACGGCGACGAGGCGAAGCGGCTCGGGCAACGTCTCGAGGGAGCGAGCGACGCTGCCGGCGCGAAGGGCGGCGGGTTCATCGCAACGATGCGCGGAGCCGCCGGTGCGCTCATCGCGATCACGGCGGCCGTGGGCGGTGCCGTGGCCGGGCTCCGGAGCGTGCGCGACGCGATCGCGGAGACCGTCGAGCTCGGCGGGGAGATCGACAACGCCTCGAAGCGCCTCGGCCTGAGCACGCGCGCCCTGCAGGAGTGGCGGTTCGTGGCCGAGCGCTCCGACGTCTCGTCGAACGATCTCAGCCGCGCGTTCCGCCGCCTCGCCAGGTTCGCCGATGCCGGCGACGAATCGCTTCGCCGACTCGGCATTGCAGCCCGCGACAGCAGCGGAGAGATCAAGTCGCAGGAGCAGCTCTTCGAGGAGGCGATCGTCGCGCTCCGGGGCCTCGACAACGAAACGCAGCGGGCCGCGCTGGCGCAGAAGCTCTTCGGCGATTCCGGGCAGGCGATGCTCACGCTCATCGGGCAGGGACCCGAGAAGATCGAGGAGCTGCGCCAGCGTTTCGCCGAGCTCGGCGGAGGACTCGACGAGAACGCGATCCAACGCGCGACCGAGGCGGGCGACGCGATGCAGGAGTTCCGGCTCGCGATGCTGAGCCTGCGGTCGGTCGTCGTGGCCGACATGCTGCCCGGCCTGACCCGCTTCGCCGAAGGCGCGGCGACCGTGATCGGGAAGCTGGTCGAGCTCTTCCGCAACTCGTCGATCGTGCAGACCGCGCTCGGCATGCTCGCCGGCGCCTTCATCCTCCTCGGGGTTGCGATGCTCCCGGTGACCCTGCCGACGATCCTTCTCGCCGCCGGACTGCTCGCGCTCTTCCTGATCATCGAGGACGTGGTGACGGCCT